GGTGATCTTGGAAGAATTACATTAAATGGTGAATCTAAAATATTTGGTGTATTTGAAAATGCATTTATAACTACAACTTTTCAAACAACACTTAACTATGATGTACTTTCTCAAGCAGTTTTTTATGCTAACGTAGCAGATGCATCTAATTTTACAGTTAATTTAAGAGGAAACTCTTCAACAGCTTTAAACGCAGCTCTTGCTGTTGGTGAATCAGTTACAGTTGCTCTTTTAAATAAAAATGACAATACAACATATTACAACAACGTAATACAAGTTGATGGAACTACTGTTACAGCAATTTGGCAAGGTGGATCTGCTCCAACAACTGGAAATGCTTCATCTACAGATGTGTACACATACACAGCATTAAAAACAGCAGCATCAACTTACGTAGTATTAGCATCGCAAACGCAATTTAAAGCTTAAGGAGAAGAAAGAATGCCTTTAAACTCAACACGCGGAGCTGGATCAGCAAAAGCATTTGGATTTACTTCTGGAGGTGTTGCACCTGTTAGTATAGATTATTTAGTTATAGCTGGCGGTGGAGGAGGAGGTACTGCATATGGTGGTGGAGGAGGAGGAGCTGGTGGATTTAGATATTCAAAATCAACTTTTTCAGCAACTGGATCTCCTGGATCTCCTTTAGGAAACGGAACAGGATTTGAAATAAATAAAGGGGATAGTTTTCCTATAACAGTAGGAGGAGGTGGAGGAACTAATTCTAAAGGCAGTTCATCTACATTTTCATCAATTACATCAGCAGGTGGTGGTTGTGGTAGAGGCTCTTCTTCTGAAAGAAATGGTGGATCAGGGGGTGGAGCACAAGAAGAACAAGATGGTGGAGCAGTTGGAGTAGGAAATACTCCTCCAGTAAATCCACCACAAGGAAACGATGGTGGAAGTACAACACCACAAGTTGGAACAGGAGGAGGTGGGGGCGGTGCAGGAGCTGCAGGTGGCCCTAGAGATAGTGGTAGTAACGGAGGTATTGGTGCTGGATTACCTAGTGCATTTGGAACTTTAGGTGAATCTTCGGGAGGCTATTATTATTTTTCTGGAGGTGGAGGTGGTGCTAGATATCCTGGTGGTACATCAACTGGTGGATTAGGTGGAGGAGGAGATGCTCCAAGTGGTGCTGTAGGTACCCCAGGTGATACTAACACAGGTGGTGGTGGAGGTGGCTCTGAAAGAAATGGTGGAGGATTTGGAACAGCTGGAAGTGGTGGCTCAGGAGTAGTAATCATAAGAGCACCAGGAGCAAGTGGACCTAAATTTTCAATTTCTCCAGGAACTAATACTAAAACAACAAGTCCAGATGGATCTACAGTATTACAATTTACTGTTCCAGGATCCTTTACTTACGGTTAAGATATGGCTCATTTTGCGGAATTAGATATTAATAATAAAGTTATACGAGTTTTAACAGCTTGTAATCAAGATATTAATAATCATGGAGGAGAATTATCTGAAGAAGCTGCTAATTATTTTGGAACATATACTCCATTTTCAGAAAATGGTGTAAAATGGATTCAAACTTCTTATAATAATAATTTTAGTAAACAATACGCTGGGATTGGTTTCACATTCGATCCAATTAAAAATAAATTTATTGCACCTCAACCATTTGCATCTTGGTCACTAGATTCTAATGACGACTGGAAACCACCTATTATATCTCCAAGCATAACAACATACGGAGATAATAAAGAATATTATATTTCTTGGGATGAACCTAATTTAAGATGGATTGGTAAAGATGATTCGAATAATACATTCGCTTGGTCACCTAATATTTCATCTTGGATTGCTACAGGCAATTAAATTAAGTAATATTTGATCTTTACAAAACTTCTAGAAATTAATATACAGTCATTAGAATGAATTTACAGAATTATTACTACTACTTTCAAAGTGCACTCACACCTAGATTTTGTGATGAATTAATTAAATATGGAATATCACAACAAGAGCAATTAGCATTAACAGGTGGACAAACAAATAAAATTAATGAAGGTAAACCTTTATCTGACGAAGATTTAAAAGATTTAAAAAAGAAAAGAGATTCAAATATTGTATGGTTAAATGATCGTTGGATTTATAAAGAAATACAACCATTCATACATCAAGCTAATAGATTAGCAGGTTGGAACTTTGATTGGGATTTTTCAGAGTCATGTCAATTTACAAAATATAAATTAAATCAATTTTATGATTGGCATTGTGATTCTTGGGAGACACCTTATAATAACCCTGATAATAAACAAACTCATGGAAAAATTAGAAAATTATCTGTTACATGTTCTTTATCAGATCCAAAAAATTATAAAGGTGGAGAATTAGAATTTGATTTTAGAAATATGGATCCTGATAAACCAACAATTAGGAAGTGCGCCGAAATTAAACCTAGAGGATCTATTGTGGTATTTCCATCTCACGTTTGGCATAGAGTTAAACCAGTAACAAAAGGAACAAGATATTCATTAGTTATTTGGAATCTTGGATATCCATTTAAATAGGAGAAAAAATGAGTTTTAAAAAAAATAAATACGTAGTTGTTAAAAAAGCAATATCAGAGGATCTTGCAAAGTTTTGTTATGATTATTTCATGATGAAAAGACAAGTTGCAAAGACTATGTTTGATAATAAATATATTTCACAATTTACTGAATACTTTGGTGTATGGAACGATCAACAAGTTCCAGAAACATATTCACATTATTCTGACATTGTAATGGAAACATTACTTGTCAAATTACTTCCAGTGATGGAAAAACAAACATCTCTTAAATTAAATCCCAATTATTCTTATGCTAGGATTTATAAAAAAGGAGATGTTTTACATAGACACAAAGATAGGTTTTCATGTGAGATTTCTACAACTATGCATTTAGGTGGTGGTTGTTGGCCAATATATTTAGAACCAGATGAATCATTAGGTGGTATAGATGAAAAAACAAAAAAGTATAAACCATCCAAATCAAAAGGTATTAAAGTAATGTTAGAACCTGGTGATATGTTAGTATATCGTGGAAATGAATTAGAACATTGGAGAGATAAATTATCTTTTGATGATTGTGGTCAAGTGTTTTTACATTACAATAATATACAAACTAAGGGATCTAAAGAAAATATATATGACAGACGTCCGCATTTAGGACTTCCGGCTTGGTTTAAAAAATGAGGGATTATTTAATAATAGATAATTATTTCTTAAATCCAAAAGATTTAAAAAAATGGGCATTTAAACAAAAATTTTATACTAAAGAAAATCACCCTTGGAAAAAATGTTTAGGTAGGTTTCCAGGATATAGAACAGATTTTATTAATAATATTGATGAAAATAAATTTAAATATTTATTTACTAATTTAATAAAAACATGTGAAATATTTTATGAAAAAAATTTTACAGAAATTAGAGCATGGTTAAGTTTTTCATATACTTTAGATAATGTAAAAATTCCTGATTGGCATAAGGATAATGAAAATAACTTACCAGAGTTCAATAAATTTAAAAAAAAATTAAGTGGAATTGTTTATTTAAACGAGAACGCAGACAAAAAAGCGGGAACTTTAATTATGAATAATAATAAGCCATTTTTAATAGAAAATAATTTCAATAGATTGGTATTGTACCCATCAGAAAAAATACATAGTTATGCACAATCATTCGGAAAAACTAAAAAAAATTCAAGATTTGTTTTTACAATATTAATTTATTTAATGTAATAAAGCTAAAAAATAACAATGGATAATATTATTAAATATTCTTTTTGGTATTGGAAAAATTTAATTTCTTTAAATAAAATAAAATTAATAAATAAAACTATTTTAAAACAAAATCTAGTAGTGCAACCAAAAGAATATGCTGCACACGACGGTGAAAATAAAAATAAAAAAAATTTACATTGTTATTTACTTGAATATAATAAAATTAAACCTTTATTATTTGAATACGTAGAACAATTTGTTCGTTGTAATGAAATTAATTTTGGTTTTGATGTTTTTAATTTAAAAGATTTTACAATTTTAAATTATAATATATATGATTCAAAAAATAAAGCTAATTATGATTGGCATGTTGATCAATCAACATCTTTAGTTACAGATTTTAAATTAACTTGCTTAATTAATTTATCAGAAAAAAAATTTGAAGGAGGTGATTTTATATTATATGATGGTAATGAAGTTAATGTGCCTGAATTTAAAGAACCTGGTTCAGTATTTATGTTTAGATCACATATACTTCATAAAGTTACTCCAGTGACTTCAGGGGTAAGAAAAACTTTAACAATTTTTTTAGAAGGTCCTAGATTAAGATAATATGAAAATAATAGATAATGCTATAAATAATTCTAATTTTGAATTACTACAAAAAAAAATATTATCGGAAACTTTTCCTTGGTATTTTTTAAATGTCTCCGCTCATGGTAAATCTGAAAATGATATTACTTATTCTTTTGTTCATAGTATATTATTAAATTATGAAATACTATCTAATCATTTTGATTTTGTTAACTCAATTGCTTTACAATTAAAAGATAAATTTAAATTAAAAGAACATAATATTTTTAGATTAAGACTCGGTCTAACTACTTCTTATGGAAAAGAAATTATAAATAAATCACATGTTGATGTTAAAAATAGAAAACATAAAGTAATTTTATTTTATATAAATGACAGTGATGGAGATACTTATTTTTACAAAAATAATAAAATAATAGAATCTATAACTCCAAAAAAAAATAGAGCAGTTTTATTTGATGGTGATATATATCACTCAAGTAGTAAACCAAAAAAAAATTCAAGAAGAATAGTATTAAATATAAATTTAGAAAAATAAATGAAATTTGTAGATAACCTTATATCTATAAAATATCCAACAGAAACAGAAAAAAAAGAATTATGGAATGTCTCTGGTATTTTAAAAAATAGATCAAATCAAGAATTTAAATTTGATTTAAGACCATTAAATAAAGATTTATCTAAAAAAGGTTCTTTTAAAACTAAAGCAGATAAAATGGTATTTGAAACAATTTCTGAATGGATACTTGTAGATATAGAAGAACTACATAACTATATTAAACAACATAAATTAAAGGTTGTAGAATTAGAACAATTGATATCTAAGTTAGAATGGAATATAATATTGCCAAAAAAGTAGTGCATTTACTAATATAATCTATATAAAGGAAGGCTTATGCCTTTACAGAAGATACAATTTAAGCCTGGATTTAATAAACAACAAACTGCA